ATCAAATAATTTGTTTTCGTGTTCTTGTTCAAATATAGTTCTAAATTCTTCTATTGTTGGTAATGGAAGTTTTACTACTCCATTCTGTAAATTTCTTGCATACTCATTATATGCTTGTTGTAATTGTGCTTCTGTATATAATATCATCTTTGTTGCCTGTATAATTTCCACCACTTACGACCTTCGCCATAAGCTGCTGATCTAACTTTATTATAGATCATCTACGTTTTCTCCTGTTGCCATACTACTTTCTATGGCTTCTCGTTCTTTAGGGTTAAGTGCTGTCTGAGGTCCAATCTTTAATGTTTCCCAGTCAACTACACTTGTAAAACTTTCCATACGATTACTTCTCATTTTTGTACAATTAAAAGTCATACAGTTATCTTGTTGTTCCCATGTCTCAAGAGCATATGCCGCATCCGCAGCATCTAAGATACCTTTTGCAAATCTAGCTTCACCACTAGCATCTGTTTGGTATGGTGCAAAGAATAATGTTTCATATTCTTGTGCATAAAGTTTCATTTTCTTACTTACTTCTATTTGTTCTGTCCAGTCATACTGTCCTGCTCTTGTTGGGGCATTATGTCTGCGAACTTGGTTTAGATAGTCTACTATTACTACTCCTACATCTAATTGATTAATTTTCTTATCTAATTCAGACTGAATTTTAGAAAGTGTAAGAGCTGGATCATAGATTACATCTAGTTGTCTTTCTTTGTGTAAAGGTAGTTTTGTAAGTTTTTTATGAAAATCATCAAAGTCATGAGTTTTCTCAAACTCTGGTAATAATTCATGTCCACCATCAAAACGACCTGCCCACCATCCACCGACTAAATTCCATTCTTCTGATGAAAGAGTTTTACTTCTTAGTCGTTTTAGTGGGATTCTTGTAGCAATTGAACATATTCTTTGTAGAATTTGTCTACTGTCCATCTCTATAGTAAAGTACAGAGCACTGCGCCCTGACTCATAAACATTTGCTGCAAGATTACAACAGGTTAGAGATTTACCTGCACCACGTCGTCCACCTACTAGAACTAAATCTTTAGGTGAAAACTGGATTTGTGAATCGTACTCACTATTGAGTCCCAAGGGTAAATACCTCGATAGTTCTTTGTCATCCTCGAACAAAGATATGCTCTGCATACTTTCTTCTGGTGGTTTGACATCTACCTTGTCACTTACCCTCAACACTATTTCTTGGAGTTGTTCTATGTTTTCTTCTGCACTAGCCATTGCGACTGTGTTGTCAATATATTTATCAAGTTCATCTAGTATTTCTACTTGTGCATATTCATTCTTTAAATAGTCAAGTAATAGCCAAGCGTCAACCTCGACTTCAACTGATTCGATTGCAAATATTTTTTCTTGAAGGGTTCGATCTCGCACTTCATAACGGAGATCTTCGAATTTGGGGAGATCCTGATAATTATCGATATGTTTATCTAGGATGCGGAATATCGGCTGGTACTCGCCAGGTAGGTAATGTTCTTTTAACTTAGCCCATGTGTCTAAGTCTTTCTGAACAATAATTTGTTTTATCAGCGCAGACGCAATATTCAATGAACTCTCCCATAAGTTTTTTAAGCAAAAAAGTGGGGGAACGAATCCCCCACACGAAATTAATTAGTAATTAACCGATTTCTTTTTTAGCTGCGCCGTTGTAGTCTGAACATTGTAGACCTCTTCTTGTTAGCATAGTTTTAACACCTCTAACTGTTTTGCCAATTTCGTCAGCAATTTGTTCTACAGTCATTCCAGTGATATCTAAGCCAGCAAGTACGTCTGCTTTGCTTGAACCTTTGGTTTCTCTTTGTTTTGGGATAGAGTTAATCTCACCACTTCTTAATAGAGAAAGAGCTTTACCTCTGATTGAGTTAACTGATTTGTCAAGTGCGTCAGCGATATCTTCTACGAAAGATCCACCATTAACCATTTCAACAAATGTTGCTTCTTCTTCAGGAGTATAAGTTCTAACTGTTTCTACTTTAGGAGCTGGTTTGACATGCTCTGTAAGTTCCATAGAAAGGATTTTACCTTGAATTGATTTAGCAGAGAAGCTTCCACCTTCGAAATGAGATGCGATCTCAGCATAGGTGTAGTTTCCACTGTTGTCTTGCACAAAAGTTGCAAGAGTTGCTTCTTGTTCGTCTGAGAAAGACTTAGAAGCAGATGCTGAAGCTAATTCAACATCAAAACCCATTTTTCTCAATTTTGAAGAAACTGATCTTGTTGAAGTTTCAAGTTCTTCTGCTGCTGATGCAACTGTTGATTGGGAAATAGGGCTTTCAGAACCTACAAAGTCTACAAGAGCTTGGGTTCTTTCGTCTGTCCATTTTGGTAATGCCATGATTAGTTTTCCTTAATTAAATTATTTATATTATTAAATATTGTTATACCCATTGTTTCTGCTTTCTTAGTTTTTGAACTTTCTATGCCACTTTCATTTAATAGAATTGTTACATCCTTAGTTAAATTATCCTTTACAACAAAGCCGTATTTTTCTAGTACTTGCTGTGCGGCTGCTTTTGTAGGATAGCTTTTTAACTTTCCTGTGATACAAACTGTTCCCTTAGTGTCAGTCTGACTGACCTTTGCCTGCTTTTTGCAAGTAAAAGAGAAGGGTAAGTTGTAATACTCGTTGGCATGAAAAGAGTTCACTAACCAATCAATAAGATTCGACGCCGCTTTCTGACCCAGACCTGCTTCTGTACATATCTCTGGGGTTATCTCATTTAATGATGAGATGTGTTTTGCTAATTTATTAGAAGCACTTGTGCCTATCAGCGGTATCGAAAAAGCTGGAAGAAGAGTGATTAGGTCGACGCTCTTTGATTTCTCTATTTCTGCGTGTAACTTCGTACCCAATTTCTCTGAATCCAGTAAAAAAGATATTTCTTCTTGGGATAATGAATAAATATCGTGATAATCTTCAAGACCTAGTTTAGCAATACTTGCTGGACCAAGTCCTTTGATTTTTAATGTTTTTGCGAAGTGCTCAAGCTTTTTAAATGATTGAGCAGGACACTCATTGTTCTTACAAAATAGTTGGTCGTTTACAAATTCTAGCACACTAGAGCATGCTGGACAATTTGTTGGCGGTACTATCTGTCTCAATGTTTGTCTTTCTCCCAAATATGATAATATTATACAAACTTTCTAACCATTTGTCAAGAATTATTTTTTGGAAAGTCCGATAAAATTTTAGAATGAATGTTGAAACACTCTGTATGCCCACCAAACTTTTGTTGGGGAGCATAACTATCATGCTCATACTTTTTGTGCAACTCCTGTTCGTATTTCCAGCAGTTGTAGATGGTGTCGTGGTAAGTTCGTTGAATACGCAACTCATACCCTTTAAAACCACGACTTCTTTTGATTACATGCCGCCAGTCTTTTCCGCTGGCGATTCCAACCTTGATACACTCACGCTCAAAGGTTCGGGTATTGACTAGAATAACTCCATAAAGAACTCCTTCTCGTTCTTGTTCTTCTGGGTGATTATTAAAATATGTTTGATTATAAACTCCACTCATATTTTTACTTGCCACTTATTACAAGTTTCTTCTGATAAAACAAGGGTGGGAGTGGCAACTCTGCACCACCCTTCAGTTAAATTTTTAGATATATCATGCAGAGGCTCATAGAATTTACATTCTCCACACGGTTTTGTTGGTAGAGGTTTTGCTCTACGAAGTTTGATTTTCTTCAAAGTTCTTTACTCGAAAACAGTAATTGTCTGCTGCGGACTCCGCATAGCTTTCGCTGTGTCCTTCATATTTCTCTGAAGCAATAAAGACTGAATCGTCTCCTTGAGTTTCATAGTAATCACAGCCCCAAGTACCATCAGAGTATTTAAATACTACTGCTTCACGATCATCTTTTAAATAGGTGTGGTATTCCACTCTGTCTGATTGTTTCATTAACTCTTCCTTAGTGCAATCGCACTGATAACGAGGTATTCCACATACCTCACATTCCATTTGTAAATACATTAATCTATCCTTGATACTATCTGTGGGATGATTTCTCCTGCTCTTATAACTTCTACTTGACAGCCGATTTCTAATCCCAGTGCATCTATGATTGCCATATTGTGTAGAGTTGCTCTACTTACTGTGGCATCGCCTATTTTGATTGGTTCGAGTATTCCCACTGGGGAAACACATCCTGATTTACCTACTTGCCATACAACATCAAGTAGTTTTGTAACTACTCCTTCTTGTCGTACTTTCTTGGCAAAGGAGGCGCGGGGATGGTGTGAGGTATAGCCAAGTTTCTCAAAGTAAGCATTGTCTATAACTCTCCACACATCTCCGTCTTGGGGGAATTCTGTGTAGTCTGCATCAACGGAGGTTTCAAAACCCCACTGAGAAAGAAGGTGCATATCTTCGATATAGTTATTCGTTGGATATGGTTGCACTCCGTATGCAATAAATGTTAGATCTCTTTCTCTAAATTCGTTGATGTCTTTTAAGTTTAGCGCACCCGCTGCATAGTTTCTTGCGTTTTCAATTGTAAGTGGTGCGACTATTTCTCCTGTGATCTGCATTACTTTTGTACTTTCTGCTTCGTCTGTCCATATTTCACAGGGAACAAGATATCTCATTTTGTCTGTAATATTCATTCCAAGTTTGCCATCACCTCTTGTTAGTGCAAGAGATAACTTTCCTCGAATGTATTGTAAACTTACCGCAGCACCGTCAAGCTTTGGAGTAACAACTACTGCCTCTCCGTCATAATGTGGTGCATTTTCTCCAGCATATACTTTTTGTAGAGAATACATGCGATAGGCATGCGGATATCTATTATCATAGGATTCACTTCCTACTGTTTCTGAGATTTCATACTGTTCAAGCAATCTATCATATACTTCGTCAGATATAAAAGGCTTACCATTGTAGTAAGCAACTTTTGCTTGTTTGATTAATGCCTCTAAATTTTTCATATGTATATTATACTAAATTTAACAGGACTTGTCAAGAATTATTTTTCGTATCCAAACAACTCAAAATCTTCACCAGCCCAAAGTTGGATCTTTTCTTTTCTTTCTGGAGTTTCTACTTCTTTCCATGAAGGATGACGATTATCATTTTTAATAGGTAATATTATGTCTTTTGGTAAAAAATCTAACTGAGCAATATCTTCTTGTAGGGACTCTAGTTTTAAAACTACATTATATCCTATTGATTTTATATACTTCCACATAGGAAAATATCTATACATTAATCCATTGACTTCTGTTGCATCATGTTTTAGTGTTGTATCTAAGCAATAATCAATGAATTCATCAAATGTACTTACGCCCATTTGTTGAAGTTCTACCTTTCTTGAAACAGAAAAATAATAAAAACTAGTCATTCTATCATAAGGATTTCTAACACTAACTATTTTAGTGTAGTACTTTGCATGTTCTGGAACTATACGACAATGTTTATTTGTCAGATTACTTTGTATTGGAGGTCTCTGTAAATACCCAGCACAATGCTCTGTAAAAATTGAATCCAAAGTTACACTTGCTGTTTTTGGAACATCAATATAAATAAATTTATGCTTATCAGAAATTATCATAGATAAATTTCATCAAGTAATTCTTTAAATTCATCCTCTAAAATGCTTTTACTTTCTGCAAGTGATATAATTTCTACTAAACCTTGAAATAGATTTCTACTGTTATCAAAATCTATAGGCATAGAAATACCTTCTCGACTAGGTTGCCATTCTTCATCAAAATCTAAATAATATTTTCTAAGGGATATATACTCGACATCTCTAAAAGTAGAGACCATAAGACGCACCTGTTCGTGCTCAGTTTCTTGTATTACTTTTTCGTAAATAGCGGGAGTGTTAAGGTCAATCATTCTTAATCACTCGGTTGAGAGGTACTATACTCGTTACATTATCAGGTACAAGAATCCTATAGGAATCTGTATCCCAACAAAAGAGTAGTACTGTATTGTTTGTTTCTTTTGCTCTATTTCTTTTCTCTTGTATATACTTGGTAGAAAAGTCTCTAGTGCAAACATTATATTTTAATTTTCTTGAGTTTTGACTTCTGTAAGTGATAATAGCATCACCAGCTTCGTCGAGTCTCTTTTTGAACTCTTCCTTCTTCATGTTTCCTCCAATTTAGTCTAACGAAAACTCTTTTGTATTGCTAAATTGCAGAGGTTACTTTTTAAGGATGCAAAAAACCAAGGCAGTCACCTGCCTTGGTATATGATTAATTTACACTAATTGTTTAGAGCTTCTACGATATTTGCAAAGTAAACAGCTGCTTTACCTGTAAGTTTAGAGATGATTGCTGAGTCAACTTCTTGACCTGCATCACTTAATACAGAAGTAAGTCTATCTTGAGCATCTGAAACAGAAACTCTGCCACCACCAGTTGAGCCACCACCTGAAGAGGATCTAGCTGCTGGGGTTTTTCTTACATAAACACCTGCTTTTGTTAATATCATTCTTACGCCGTTAGGTGATTCACCTAAATGTTCAGCGATTTCTTTTACAATCTCCATTGAGGTTTCAGGAGTAGGCTCACTATCCTGATACATTTCAATTGCTTCTTGCTTGCTTTCATCTGTCCAAGCCATTCGTTTTCTCCTAAAGTTAAAATTTTGTTTGTATTCGTCAAGAGAGAAAGTATTACGATAGCCAGGTGCCCATCCAGTCTTTGCTACCATTTGATTGTAATATCTATCGCTCAATAACTCATTTCCTTAATATAATTATATTATAAGAAATTTGAAACCATTTGTCAAGATTTATTTTTCGGTAACTAATAGGACTTCCTACTTTGAAAAATACTTGATAATCATGCCAATCTTTTCTTCTGCGTTAGCAATTTTTTCTATTTGTGTTTCAATGGCTTCAACAATATCTGGATGTTCTCCAATCCCTGCGGCAGCTCTCTCATACACTCTAATATTTGCGATTGCTACTGCAATTTCTCCTTCTAGTTTTTTAATCAACGCTTCTAGTAAGTGATTCATTTATCTTTCCTCTGGTAAGTCGGGCATACTATCCCCATAAATTTCTCTACACTGTTCCTCAAAATCGGAGTCCCAGTATAACTCGTGTTTTTTATTTTGCCAATCTTCTATTGCTTTTTTGATTGCATCTTCTGCTAAGACTGAACAATGAATTTTTATTGCAGGCAGTTGTAATGCTTCTGCAATATCTTTATCTTTTATCTGTTTGGCTTCTTCTATTGTTAATCCTTTTAACATCTCAACAAACATAGTAGAACTTGCTATAGCAGAGCCACAACCATAAGTCTTAAACTTAACATCTTCTATAATATCTGTATCTGGATTTAATTTTAGTTGTAGTTTCATTAC